GGTTGTCTCTTGGCCAATGACGTTGGGTAGCTCTGACTCTGGCGTCAGCTTGCTGTAGATGACTTCATTGTTTTTGCCGAACACGTTCAGGAACATGCCACGGCCTTTATCGTCAGGGTGGTATGAGACAGCGTCTGCAACCCTGCTCAAGTCAAACCGCTTGGCTTGCTCGGCGCCGGGTGTGACGGCGATACTGTCATAACCATTGTCAGCGGCATAATTCAGCAGGCGCTTCATAGCTAACTCGTGCCAGTTCTTTTTAAACGGGGCGTCAGGAACTGAGTTGACTGATTTGAACTTAGACGCTTGATCGAGCATGTCGCTGGCTTCTTTTGCGCTCTCCATGCCGTGACCCTTCCAGCCCTCAGCGGCGTGGAAAGCATCTTGGTAGCCTGCGGCCCTCGCTACCTCGTCAGCTTTCTGCCGGGCTTCTTGGTATGCGGGTTCATTTGCATAACCGCCTTTGCGGCCTTTCTGATGCCAGTCGGATTGGATCTCTTCAACGTGCAGGATCTTCTCACCGTTGGGGCCAGCGCGGTCTTGTACGCGCATGTGGGCTAGGACGTTTGGTTCATCCCAATGCTGATGGACAAAATCATTTGGTTTTGGGGTTTCAATAAATTCCCGCTCTACGCGATAACTAGGGTTGGCGGCAATAATTTGTTGCGTCCGTTCTGTTGGCGGCCACATGCCTTGTGAGATTAAGTTATCTTCCTCGTTGTAAAGATTAAATATCTCTTTTTTGGGAGCTTCACTTTTGTTTGGCAACCTCAATAGGATCTCACGATAGTTCTCGCCACCCGGCGTTTTAAGGGTGCGGTACTTGGTGAAGTCTTTTGAGTCCTCTGGCCTGCCAAGCACCTTCTCTTCAATCTGGGCCGGCGGGTTGTCTTTGAGGACTTGCTGGGCCTCTTCTTTGGTGATCTTGCCCTTGGCCTTGAATGCCTGCTCAAGCTTACGGTCGGCCAGCTCAGCCTTTTTCACGCCGGGCTGTTTGGTCAGCTCCGTGTAGAACTCGGCGCCTGTACCTTTAGGTCTGGCAATGTTGGCCAGCGCCTCGTCAACAGAGGAGTAGAAGGGTGCAGTCTTCTTAGCTGGCTCACCAGCCTTCAGCGCTTTGGTTAATGCTCCGATCAGGCTCATAGTGGTCTCTCCTCTAAGATCAAGTCGTCAGCGTTGATAGCACCACCAGCGGCTTTGTGCATACCAGTATCAGCAACTTGACGTGCCGCATCATCTACTGACAAGCCTTTGTTGACAAGGTCTACGATCTTGTTTAGGTTGTTCATGCTGTCTTTGATGCCATACTTCTTAGCGGCATTCACAAACTCGTCGCCGTTGATGTAGGCGGCTGGCTTCTTAAGGTATCCGCCTTCAGCTTTCTTTATGTCTGGCGCTGGAACAATAACTTTGCGCGCTTTGATGCCGCGACCAACGTCAAGCTCTTGCTCGAAGCGCCGTGGGTTGGTTAACGGGTACAAATACTTTTGGCCCTCGGCCTCAATGTCAAACATAGAACCCTCTGGGACTAAATGCTTGTCTTGCATTTCTCTGAATGTTTTTGCGTCAACAATCAATGGCTCGCCTATATCAACAGAGCCGATAGCTTTTGCTGGCGCATTTCCAGTTCTAACGATTGACATTGACTGATTAACGTACGGCCTAAGCGAATCAGTTTTACGTGACTCATAAAGCTTTTGACCGTCCACAATTAAATCCGCATAAGGCAAGTCAAGTTTGCTGTCTGTTCTGACATTGATTCCCATAGGTGGTACTTCAGGTTTTTTTAAAGCACCCAGCAATTCTTTGACAACTTTGCCGCCCTTAGCCAGCTTGCGGTTGTTTACCTCAAGCATCATTGTGTCAGGGTTCTTGGATATGCTGACCCTGCCGCCGCGCTTCATGCCCTCTACCTTCTTCTGTTCACTGCGCAACAGGTCATCGTACTCTTGCTTGGTGAAATACTTCTGGGTATTGCCAGACAAGTCCCAGCCAGCTTTTCTAATCTGATCTGCCGAGATCAATCCAGTGTTATTAAAGTCGCCCACAGCAGACCAATTGCCACTACGAACAAAGTCCTGCACAAATGGAATGTAGTCGTCTTTGGGCTTGGCGTTCTGCTTGCCTTTGATCTGAACAATTTGATCTGGCATGTTCTCTCTTGCCATACGGATCTCAATGTCCCTGACATCAGCGTCGGTATATCCGTTGGGCAATCTTTTAGCCTCTTCCAGAGCCGCTTCTTTGTAAGGCAACAAATCTTCCTTACGTAATTGTTTTTGACTTGGGCTAGTTTCAATCGTCACATGTGGCTCACCTTTGGCATCACGCAAGCTGTAGATCTTTGACTTGCCATCTCGAACGTCGTCACAGTAGCCACCAACGCAGTGGCCCATTGTTGCGCCTTCGTATTTAAGAGCCTCTTCTAGACGTGGATCGCGCTTTAAAGCATCAGCTATAGCTTCATCAGGGGTTTTGAAATAAGGTACGTTTATGTGGCCAAGGTTATTTGGTTTACGGGGGAAAGCTTCTTTGCCGTTCTCGTCAACCACTTTGTACGAGCTTGTAACGTCATCAAGTATGGTGCTGTACCCTTTTGGAAGTTCTTTAGGCGGCGCCAGTTGAATCCACTTGTAGCCTTCTGGATACTCTTTTTGAAGCGGGAAGCCCTCCGTCACCTTGAAATTGGCTTCACGCATCTTCTTAGCCGCCTCTTGGTCAAACTCATAGGTGCGGCGCACTGCCTGCTCCATGCTGATCTTGTTAAGCTGTTCAGGACGTATGCGGCCAGAGGCTACGTCTATACGCAGAACATCAAGGATGTGATCAAAGCCAAGATCGCGTGGGTTAAACCGCTCCATGCCTTGTGTTTTGTATAAGGACGTCTCTGGCGGTAAATTTTTAATAAACTCATCTGCCTTTTCGTACATGCCGGGCGCCACGTTCATCATCTCTTGATGCTGTTGCGCGCTGTCTCGACTAATCATTGCGTCAGAGCGGTTCTCCCATTGTTTGGCAAGGTCAGACTCGGCCATCTGTGTGCCGCCCATTTGTTTACGGCCTGACTCTCCCGCACGGCTCCAATATCTGGTGTCTTCAGCTATAGGAAAGGCTGTAATGTTCTGTTCTGCCAGCTTACGCACTGGGTCTTCAGGTGTTGCCATTTGCTTCTTGACGTAGTTGGTCAAGTTGCTGTCAACCCAATTGTTAAGCGCTATGTCTTTTTCTAACAGGTCAATGCTTTGAAGAACATGCTCTTTGCCAGCGCTTTCTGGTAAATTTGCAATTGCTTCAGGCGTAAAGCGCTCACGTATTTCTCTAAGCGTTTGGGCTGGATCATCGCCACTAGCAATCCTTGAGGTACTGCGCCTTAGAGGCTTCAGCTCATCCTCAACGGTTCTGTTCAACCAGTTACCGCCTTTGGGCTTGACTACATAAGGAACGCCAGCAACGGACGCCTTGGCGAACTCTTCAGCACCGTGCCTGACAGCGCCGGGTAGCGCGCCGATGACCTTGAGCGGGGAGCCGGGGCCGTAGTAGAACCCGCCAGCCAGCGCACCTAAGCCAGAGGCGGCTTTGCTTACAGGCGTCTCGGATCTGAACGGCAGGCGCTTCTCGATGTCCTCGGACGTTGGCAGGTAGGTCTTGCTGGTCTTGTCACCCGTCACCAGCTCGGACATGGTGGGAGCGCGCAGGTAATCGTAGGGGATACGCAGGAAGGACTCGATGTCGCCGGGAGCGCCAGCCACGCCAGCCACAAACCCACGAGCCAAATCCACTGGGACGTTCTTTGCCGCCTCACGATCTTGCCTAGACCTGTTGCGCTGTAGCTGTGGGAACACGCCAAAGGCGGCTCGGTCGTCGGAGGGTTTGTCAGCCATGGCTTATCCTGCTGAGTTGCTGTTGCCCCAATGATACCTTGGGTGGCGCCTCAAGTCCATCATGCGGAGTATGGGTTCTCGATCTTACGACGTCCGCTATCGATGTAGTCGTCCATGTCGTAGTCGTCCCTTGGGGCGCCATCGATGTCTAGCCAGCCAGCATCACGTAGGAACCGCAAGCCTTGGGTGCAGGCGTCCACGAAGTCGTCGTGCGTTGAGTCAGGGAAGGAGCAGATCTGGGAGACGAAGCCCTCAGCCCAATCCTTAACGTAGCCCTTCCTGACACTGCTCTCAGGGATCCACACACGGCCAGCGGCAATGATGTTGGACACAATGTTCAGGCGCTGGATCTTGTCAGCTCTGCCGGGGTTGTACGCCCTCACAGGCAAGTGCCCACGCTGTAAGTCTTGGATCAGCGCTATGCCTGCGGACTTGTCCTCCACGAGGATCAGGTCTACGCGCTTCTTGTCTTTGCCCTCACCATAGACCACGTCGTACTCCTCGATCACCTTGGGGCGCAGGTCTGGGTACTGGAGCCTGTCCTGCCAGCAGTCGATGATCATGGCGGACATCGGGCCATCGAGCGGCTTGAACACGCCGAACGTGATAGCCGCTGTCGGATCGTTGACAGTCTTCTCTGAGCTGGCGCAGTCGTAGCTTTGCAGGATGTACTCGAACTTTGGGAACGCCTTATTAGGCGCCCAGAGCTTGAACATCTCGCGCTTGACGATACCCGACTCTTCAGGGTCGATCAGCTCAGCGTGGATCTCCTGCCTGCCGATCTTAGTACCTTCGTATGCAAGGATCTGCTTCTGGAAGCTTGGAGCGAGGTTGGCTAGGTTGACGTAGGTAGATGCCGTCGTCAGGGCTACGTCGTCTCCTTCACGCCCTATAAGCTCTACGATGAGGTCTTTGGGACGTGGGGTAGTCGTGGCAATGATCTGGGTTCTGCCGTCTTCCTTCTTTAAGCGAACGGCGAACTGAATGTTGTACCAAGCCTCATCGAGGTAGTCCCAAGCGGCCAGCTCGTCCAGCCAAGCGCCATGGTACTGGCCACCACGAAATCGATCAGGCTCGCTGGCGCTGATGCCTTTGATCAGGCTCCCGTTGACCAGCACGATCTCATGCAAGGCTTTGTTGTAGTCTCGTATCAACGCAGGCGGGATGACGGCGATCAGTCCTGACTCACCCTCAAAGCATGTGCCGCGGACGTCCATCGATGTGGGAGCGGACACCAGCCAGCGTGTGTTGGGGTTCTCCCACGCCCACCACCATAGCTGTTCAGCCGCGGTACGGGTCTTGCCAGCCCCACGACCAGCCAGCATGAGCCAGATAGACCACCACTCACCTTGGGGTAGCTTCTGGTGATTGAAGGCGCCTGAAAGCCATTTGATGCGTGTGGCGTAAGCGGCTCCGTGGTACGGGCCCAGACTCTTGCGAAGCTCCTCGTCTTGCAGGATGTCCAGAATGTCCTGTTCAATGACAGCGCTCATTCAGCGATCCGTATCAGCTCTAGGCGCTTGACAGCCACGTCCATCATGTCCCTGACGTTCACATCAATGACAGTGAGGTCGTTAGTCTCTTCTGCCGTCTTCTGCTCACCGTACTTCTTAGGAGCCATGCGAGCGGCTGTCCACTTGCGGGTATCGACCCGAAGCTTCATCCATGCCACGTAGGAGGAGTCGAACTTGACCTCGATCAACTCACCTTCCTTGTTGGTTATGTGGCTCAACTCAGGCGGCTGGTCAACAATGTCGATCAATTCATCGAACTGAGTTTCAGCTTGAATTTCGCGTGCGCGTGTGTATTGTTGCAAAAAGTCAGGCTTGGTGGTCAACCAACCCATCACGCTTCGAAGGCTCGGCATATCGTCTGCTAAGCATATCTTGCGTAAGCTCTCACCTAATCCTAGTCTTGTGCATATGTCGATAGCTAACTCTTCCGTGTATATGGAAGGTCTGCCTATTGTTGGCTCCTTCTTTGTTTGCGGCTCAACTGTCACATCGGCGACTGGGTCGCTGGGAAGACTCTTTTGTTTCTTTGCCATCACTGAACTCCTTTAACGCAAAGTTTAACGGATCTTTGTGTTTGTATGCAATCAGTCCTTCAATCCCCTCATGATCCTCCTATCCATGTCCTTGATAGTGAGTTTGTATTCTTTGTTTTGTGCTTCCAGTTTGGCACGTTTTTCTTGGTTATTGGCCAACTTGGACTGTAGCTCTTGAATCTTGTCCTTCAGCATCCTGATTGTTTGCTCTGTTGCGTGAGGGTTCTGCTGTATCCAATCAGCTCCGTATAGTTCATCGATCATCGCTTCATGCTCCGTATGTATGCCGCGAAGCTCCCCATGGTGTCCTTCTCAAAGGCTTTGAAGTTCTCCACCTCTTTTGCCACCTCTTCTAAGGCGTCGTTGCGTATCTTGTTTGATATGGGGTCAAGCTGGCGTTGGATCATCTGCCTTTTGCGCCAGCCCAATGCCTTCTCCCAAATGTTTAGTTCTGCTTCGCTCATGTGTTCTTTTCCTTAAGTTTGGCTTCAATGTAGCGAATGAGTTTTAGGTTTGGTACGCGACCGCTACCTTCTTCCTTGAACTCCACCCAACGCTCAACCTCATCACAATCCTCATCCGTCAGCCCAACCCATGTGCGCTGTGGTGGAGGAAAAAAAGGAATTCCCTGTACATAGTGAACCCCAATTACAGAATTCTGCTTTGCTTTTTCATAAACTTCATAGATGGCGGCAATTGCTTTGTGCTGAGTATTTAATTGTTCTTTACTACCAAAATCTTCAATCAAGGTTACCCCCATCTCCAATCCATGCAGTGCTAGCTTCAATGCTTCGTCTTTAGTCATGCTTGTCCCCTTGCTCGGATGGCTTCCTCTGCCAAACCAGTATCCATGTCACCTGACAAATACATTTCTTTACATAAATTTGCACACGCCTCACGCTCTTGTTGAGCAACCAGATAGGCAAAGCGTTCAAGCATCAATTGACACTTATCAACTTCGCCATCATAGAAGCCAACTTCTAGGGCTATGCGAATAACGTCTTCTCTATTCATGCTCATAAGCCATA